CATTTGCTACTATTTGGAAACAAGCAGAAGATAAGTTTGACGAGTACGGTAATGAAAGCGAAGTTGGTATTAATGGATTTCATAGTTTTATTGCACAATGGGACGAACACCCGGATAGAGACGAAGCATGGAAAGCTGAAGAAATTGGTCGCATAGGTGAAGAAAAATTTCGTAGAGAATACGGCTGTGAGTTTTTAATATTCGATGAAACATTAATTAATAGTTTGAAGTTGAGTGTAATGGAGGGTATAAATCCAATTATCAACATGGGACAAGTTCGTTGGTATAAAAAAATAGACCCAGCTAAGAGTTATGTTATTGGATTAGATCCTAGTATGGGTACAGGCGGAGACAATGCTGCAATACAAATTGTCGAACTTCCTACATACGAACAAGTAGGTGAATGGCAACACAACCTTACTGCTATACCCGGACAAGTTAGAGTGCTAAAAGATATTTGTGCCTATATCTCTACAGAATGTAAAACAGATAACAATATATATTGGAGTGTAGAAAACAATGGTATCGGTGAAGCATGTTTGCTAGTAATAAATGATTTTGGAGAAGAAAACATACCAGGATTGTTTATAAGCGAACCTATGAAAAAAGGACATGTTCGTAAATTTAGAAAAGGATTTAACACTACACACAGTAGCAAAACTACTGCATGTGCTAGGCTTAAGACTATGATAGAGAATGATAAGTTTATTGTTCGTAGTAAACCCTTGCTTACAGAACTAAAAAACTTTGTTGCTGCCGGTAGTAGTTTCCAAGCTAAATCAGGAAAATCTGATGATTTAATTAGTGCAACACTTTTAACTTTACGAATGATGAGCGTAATGAAAGATTGGGATGTCACAGTTTATAACACTTTTAGTCAAATTGACCACGAAGAGGACTACGAAATGCCAATGCCGATCTTTGTAAGCAGTAACTATTGATAAATACTTTATAATGAAAAACTTGAATAAAATAGCAAAAGAACTCTTTAATCAAATACGTAGCCGTTTTAGTGATGTGACTATAGGCAACGAAGAAGCCGATGTGACAAACGAACCAGAGACAGCAAGATATTTTGATTTTATGTATAGCGAAAACGATGAACAAATTGGAAATGTAAGCGTTAGCTTAGATGAAGAAGAAGGCTTAGTTGTTATGTTTAGTAACAATTTTGGCGAAGGTGTAAGCAACTTTCAAAAAGATAGTTGGTACAGTTTTCTAAAAGAACTAAGAGTGTTTGCTAAAAAACGACTTCTAAATTTTGAGGTAAGAGATATTAACAAGTCAAGTTTACAAAGAAGAGATTATAAATCACTAGCTAAAAATCGTAGCGGAGAAAAAACGATGTCCGAATCTAAAATGTATGGAACACATAAGACCAGTTTTCAAAAAATTGGCAATGCAAAGTTAGCAATCAAACATGTTGGCTCACTAGCAGAAGATGAAAAAAGAACGAAAAAAATTGGTTCTATTTTTATTGAAAACTCAGAAGGTGAAAAATTTAAATATCCTTTCAAACATCTTGCAGGTGCAAGAGCAATGGCGGTTCATGTTAGTGAAGGTGGTCATCCATTTGACGACTTTGGCAAACATATTACAAGCATGAGTGAAGAACTTTCAAATCTCCGCAAGTTCAAAACATACATGGGTCGTAGTAGTGTAATGGCAGAAAGTTTAGCCGAGCACATAGGTACAGTTAACGAGCGTATGAAAACAGTAAGAAAAACTATACAAAGTTTACAGAAACCATCTTTATACGCCGAAGCAATAGAAAATTTTGTTGCTGAAGAAGCGATTGATGTTCCAAGCGATGTAGCAGAAAACTGGATTGATCAATTGACTGTAAAACAGTTTAATGAAGAATTAAAAGATGTATTTCCATATATCTACAAGTTAGTAAGCGAAAGCACAAAAGCTAACGAGCTTACATTTGAAGATATATTTACAGAGGACGATGTACGCACTGAAGTACGCCCAGGTGAAAAAGATCTTATTATGCTAGGCAGACGCTTTAGTGTTCCAAGCGAAAGAATGCAAGACTTTATAGGAGACATGATCGAAGTTAACGGACTCGACGATGCATCATTAATTGGTGTAGATGAAGTGATTGTTCCTTCTTCTTATGCTGGTATTCAAATTGGCGCATCACCGACCACACCAGGAGCAACACGCGGTATTGATCCAAAAGACAACTATAGTAAAGCTGACTTTGATAGACTTGTAAATCAAAGCACATATGAAGAAGCTATGGAATCTTTAATGGGTCAGTTTGCAGAAGGAAAACGTTGGAAGCAAACTTCAATGAGTCCAAAAGATGCAATAGAAAAGTTTGGCAAAAACAATGTAAAAATCAAAAAAGGTGGTCTAAACAACGGCGACGATATGATTGAAATCTTTGTTGAAGATAACACCGATGAAGGCAATGCGTATGCACACAAAGTACGTCAAGCAAAAATGAACGGCAAGAAAAAAGGCGACAAGATTGATGGTCCGGCCGGTGATGAGATTACACTTGAAAAAGATCAAAAAATTCCGTTAGGTGAATTTATCTTAAGTTACTTTGATAGAGAAAATGGGCAATTTCCAAAAGGCGAAACGGCAGTACTCACTATGGTAGAAAAAGAGTATGGAGAACAATACATTAAGCCGGCACAACAGTTCATAGAACAAGTAAACAACAAAATCAAAGAAGTAATGGGCTACAAAGATAATGATGTAGAAGAAGGAAAAGTAGGCACTGCAATGCAAAAGTTTGGACAACTTAGACCAGGCGGAAGTCAAGGCAAAGGTGCAGCAGCCGGATACATGAGTTATATCTACGATATGAAAGATGCCATGGCTGTTGCAAGCAAACTTAGAGGCAGTGGTAAAAAAATAGAAACTGGAAATAAAGCAGCATATGAAGGAAACTATGCAAATGATTATGCAAACTATACTTGGAATTTGTATCAGTATTTAGAAAAAATTACAGACGGGTTTGATGCTGCTAAAATGACACCGCAACTAAAATCAGGTATTGATCAAATGATGACTGTAAGAGGTGCTGCTAAAAAAGTAGAGCATTCTGATCCAAACAACGGAAGGGTGGCTAATCAAGCTGTAGAAGCACTTTATGGCGTAATACTAGGTATAAGAGAACTTGCAAGCAAAAATAATATGTTTGTAGATAGCGAAAACTTAGAACGTATGAAAAACTTAGCAGGCGTGTAAATGCGCTTTGCTGAAATACACAACAAAAAATTAGACGAAGCTTTTCCTCTTCTTGTACCAGCAATTGGATTTTTATTCAAAGCAGGTATGGCTGCTTGGACAATTTATGAAGTATATAAATTATATAAAGAAGTAACATCATTATTTAGAGCATACAAAAGCGGCTACATCGAGTTAGATGAAGTAGCATCAAAATTTGGAAAAGCAGCAGCAATAGCAATGGCCGAGTTTGTAGCTGTTATATTAGGTGTAAAACTAATTAAAGAAAGCGGCAAATTAATAATAAAAGGCGTACAAAAAACCAACGTAGATTTATCTTTTAATCAATTTAAAAGAGCGTGGTTAGAATATAAACAAAAAACTGCCCAAGCAGCTTAACCTAAAATAAACCAAGCAGCTTAACCTAAAATAAATACCCATATGAATAGATTGTATATTTACGGAGATAGTTATGCTGATCCCGAACATAGATACGGAGCAGCTGGCGAATACCAGTGGGTAAAAGAATTAGAAAAAAAATTCAAGGTACATAATTTTTCAGTTAAAGGCACTAGTCCTATGTACATGCTTGATAAATTTAAAGGCACAATTGAAGGATCTGATCCTGCAATACTAAAACAAAGCAATTGTTTATTCTTAATGTCTCATACTGGGCGTAAACATTGGAAATTTTTAAAACCATATCAACACTATCTTTTGCCAAGAATAATTAGTAACGATTGTACAAATCTTGATCCTCAAGTTGCAAGAGAAGTTAGAAAACTAAGAATGCATGCCAATTTTTTAAAGCAAGCACACAAGATGGACGGTGACACTGATGAGTTAAAAATACTGGCAATTTTTTCTACTGTTCAAACACTAAGTAAATTTTTTAATAAAACAATTTTTTGGCCTATATTTCAACCCTTACCAGAATACACCAATATGTACAATAACAAACAATTTCAAGTAGTGGCAAAATGTCTTGTAGACATTAGTATAGAAGAAAATAAAGATGATAAACTAAAAAATAATCATATAGATGTTGTAAACCACCAAGTTATGTTAGGACAAATAGAAAGGTGGATGAACAAACATCATAATATCAATACAGATATGTTTAGAAAGAATGTACTATGAGTAAGAAACTTTGGATATTTGGCGATAGCTATGGAGAACCTTCTAACACACAAGGGTGGCAATGGCCAAAAGAAATACGTAGAATATTTGAAGTAGAGAATCATGCAATTACCGGTTGCGGTCCTGCAACACAACTGCAATTATTATACGACAAAGTAAAAGATTACGAACCTGAAAATCTTGCAGATATTAATTTATTATTTTTTATTAGTGATCCAATGAGAAAACCGTACAATTTTTATAAAACTCCATTTCATCAAACATACATAAAAACGTTGATATGTGATCTAGAACGCAAGGCCCAATGGAGAATGCTTGACGAATTTAAAGATTATCACCAGTACAATAAGTATATTAAAAAAGATTTAATTTTTAACGACATTGATATAGAATTAGAAGTTTTAAAATATGTAAGTACACTAAAACTATTAAGTAAACATTTTCAAAACACATTAGTCTATACTAACTTTAACGAATTAGATAACGAGATAGTCGAATGCAACGATACAAAGTTTTGTTTTGTAAACAGTAGCTTAATTAATGTTGATGAACACGATAATGCTAATTTGCCTAATCATATGTGCGAGTCTAATCATAAAATAATGTACGGACAACTTGCATCGTTTTTCCTCAAAGGCACTCAACCAAATATCAATAAATTTTTAAATGTAAGTAGCAGTAGTAAAAAAAATAAAAAAACACTTGACAACGATAAATAAATTGTGTAGTATAGTAACTGTGCTACTACACATTAAAGGCACAACAAGAAACGTAGCAATGTAGCTACAAATATCATAGGCACTATTAGGAGGCATTAAACTATGGCATCATTAGCAGAAATCCGAGCGAAGCTCAAAGAACAAGAAGCAAACACAGGCGGCAATCGTTCGTCAGGTGGAGGCGACAACAGCATTTACCCATTTTGGAATATGAAAGAAGGCGAACAGTCAACTATTCGTTTCTTACCTGATGGCGATGCAGATAACACTTTCTTTTGGAAAGAACGTTTAGTTATCAAATTACCATTTGCTGGTATTAAAGGTGAGACAGATTCACGTCCAGTACAAGTACAAGTTCCATGTATGGAAATGTATGGTGAGAGTTGTCCAATCCTAGCAGAAGTACGTGGTTGGTTTAAAGACGCAAGTCTAGAAGACATGGGTCGTAAATACTGGAAGAAGCGTTCGTACATCTTCCAAGGCTTTGTAACAGATAATCCACTGACAGACGATACTACACCTGAGAATCCAATTCGTAGGTTTATTATTGGTCCACAAATTTTCCAATTGATTAAAGCGGCTCTTATGGATCCGGATATGGAAGAACTACCAACAGATTATACTGCTGGTGTAGACTTCCGTTTGTCAAAAGGATCAAAAGGTGGATACGCAGACTATGGCGCAAGTAATTGGGCACGTAGAGAGCGTCCATTAAGTGATCAGGAAATGGCAGCAGTTAATACAAACGGGCTGTTTAACCTTAATGACTTCCTGCCTAAAAAGCCAGACGAAACAGCACTCAGAGTACTTACTGAGATGTTTGAAGCAAGTGTAGACGGTGAAGCATATGATCCAGAACGTTGGAGCAATTACTTCCGTCCTGCAGGTATGGCAGCACGTACAGGTGATCCACAAAATAGAGCACCAGCACCAGCACCAGCACCAGCAGCACCAGCAGCACCAGTAGCCGAAGCTACAACTGATACAGGTTGGCAAGATCCTGCTCCGGTAGCACCGGCAGNAGAAGCAGCACCAGCAGAAGGTGGCGCACAAGACATTTTAGCAATGATCAGAGCACGTCAAGGTTAATTAACTTTAGTGGGGGAGCAATCCCCCATTACGCTTTTTAGATAGGAGAAAACATGGCTACTAAATCATTCGATCCTTCAAAGTTTCGAAATAGTTTAACTAAATCAATTAAAGGTATGAGCGCAGGCTTTAATGATCCGCAAGACTGGATTAGCACAGGCAACTTTGCACTTAACTACCTACTGAGCGGAGACTTTCAAAAAGGTATTCCACTTGGTAAAGTATCAGTATTTGCCGGAGAGTCCGGTGCTGGTAAATCATATATTGTAAGCGGCAACATTGTTAAGGCAGCACAAGAACAAGGCATTTTTGTTGTTCTTATTGATAGCGAAAATGCACTTGACGAAAGTTGGTTACAAGCACTTGGCGTCGAAACAACTGACGACAAAATACTAAAACTAAACATGGCAATGATTGACGATGTTGCTAAAACTATTAGTACATTTATGGATGACTATCGTAGTATGAACGAAGAAGATCGTCCTAAGGTGTTGTTTGTAGTTGACTCATTAGGCATGCTTATGTCACCAACTGAAGTTAGTCAGTTTGAAGCAGGTGATATGAAAGGTGACTTTGGTCGCAAAGCAAAGGCACTAAAAGCACTAGTAACTAACTGTGTTAATATGTTTGGTAGTTACAATGTAGGTATGT